AAAAACAAGTTTGCTGGTGCGCAAGAGATCATGCAACGCATACGTTATGCATATGAACTGTGTCCTGATCACATCAGAGCAGGAGTGGTAAGTTACAACAAAGGCAGCATAGACTTTGAAAATGGGTCACGCATTGTAAGCACAACAACCACAGAAACAACTGGACGTGGCATGAGTATTACATTACTGTACTGTGATGAGTTTGCATTTGTGCGCAACACAATTGCCCGTGAGTTTTGGACATCAATCAGTCCTACACTAGCAACAGGTGGTAAGGCCATAATCACAAGCACACCAAACAGCGACGATGACCAGTTCTGGATGATTTGGAAAGCAGCAAACAAAACCATGGATGAACATGGCAATGAAACTGAACGTGGTGTAAATGGATTCAAAGCATATATGGCAAAATGGAATAGACATCCAGAACGTGACGAAGTGTGGGCCGAGCAAGAACGTCACAGTGTTGGCGAAGATCGTTTCATGCGTGAACACGAATGTGAACCTATCATTTGGGAAGAAACACTCATAAACAGCATGTATCTTGCTAGTATGGAAGGCATAGAACCAGTACAAAAACAAGGCACAGTGCGTTGGTATAAAAAACCTAATGCAAACAGCACATACATAGTTGCACTAGATCCAAGTTTGGGCACTGGCGGCGATCCTGCAGCCATACAAGTATTTGAAGCACCCAGCATGGAACAAGTTGCTGAATGGCGACACAACAAGACACCCATACCGCAACAGATACAAATTCTTAAAGCCATTTGTGAATACATTGCAGAAGAAACAAGAGTGAACAGCACCAACATTTACTACAGTGTAGAAAACAACACCATTGGCGAAGCAGCACTGATCAGTATTGCAGATATAGGTGAAGAAAATATACCAGGTATTTTTCTCAGTGAACCAAAACGTGCAGGCAATGTGAGAGCATTCCGCAAAGGTTTTAACACCACAAACAGAGTAAAACTCAGCAGTTGTGCAAAACTTAAAACACTTATAGAGTCAAGTAAGATGCACATACGCAGTAAACCGTTGATAAGCGAGCTCAAGACTTTTATTGCTGCAGGCGGCAGTTATGCTGCCAAACAAGGAGAAACAGATGACCTTGTGATGAGCACAATACTGGTATTGCGCATTGCAAATGAACTTAAAAACTATGTGCCAGAACTTGACAACAGTTTGCGTGATGGCAGTGAAGACTATGATCAACCCATGCCCTTCATAATGTTATAAGAGCATAAATACTTTATCATGAGCCAGATAAGCAAAGAAATATTTGACAAAATTAGAACACGTTTCAGCAACGTTCAATTGGGCGATAGTGAAGGCAAAACCACACTAGACAGTGATCAGGCTGTATTTTTTGAGTTTGATTACAAAGATCGCGGAAGCATTGTTATGAATTTGCAAGATGATTTGATAAAGATATACTTCAACAATGATATGATCAGTGAAATGGACAGCGAGCAAAGTGACAATTGGTATTCTTGGTTACGCAACATGCGCCAATATGCACACAAAAACATGTTGAACTTCGAAGTCAAAAACATTGACAAGCAGAGATTAGATCGCAAAGACTTTGAATATTTGGTAAAGAATAGCGGACAACAGGAAGAACTTACCATGGAAAGTAAAATGTACGGTAGCAAGAAAAAGAGCTATCAAGATCTAAACGGAGCACGAATGGTTGTAAAACATGCTCGCACAGTGGATGAAGAGAAGCGTGGTGCAAGAAGCAGAAACATTAGTGCAGTATATATTGAAAACAAAGACGGCGAACGCTTTAAATTCCCTAACACATACTTGCCTGCAGCAAGAGCAATGACACGTCACATCAGCAATGAGGGATATCCAAACGATGAACGTGGCAAACACATTCTTGACATCATGGCAGAAATGATGGACCTACGCAAGTTCAGCCGCAGAACCAAGCGTCAAGAGTACACCGAAGAGGCTCGTGAAATTATCGGTGATGCCACTGACAGATATTATGGCTTAAAAGACACACTAGAGTCAATGAAAAAGCAAACAGGTTACGAACAGTACTTTGAAAACTGGTCACCAGATCAAATTGAAGTGGATGAGAATGATTTAGAAGATCTTAAAATTAAACTCACACGTGAAATGTTTGATGACGAACTAAGTGACACACTTACCAATGTAGGAAAGGCAGTTGCAATGGGTAAAATTAAACGCGAAGAAGAAGAAAACCGTATGGGCAGTGAAGCAGCCAATTTGAAAACATTTGCTGCCAGCAGTGATCCTATTATGATGCATCCAAATACAGAAGGTGATGCAGAACTACGCAACTATCAAATGTTTATAAAAAACAGCAACATGCCAGTTGAAAAGCGCAACCTTGCAATGGTACAACGTATTATGATGGAACTGTCAAATCGCATGGTAGATGATGCACTAGCAAGTGCTATTGGTAGACTAGACATGGATAACAGCAGCGATGCTGCAACAGCATTTGCCATGGCTAAAAAGTATCTAAAAGGCGAAACACAAACCCAAATGCCAAAAGCCAAAAAAGATCTCTTTGGCAAAGACAAACCAGTTGAAAGTTGGGATGACTTTGAACGTGCAGTTGAATCAACTGTAGACGAGTCTGTGGTACAGGAAGGCACATGGAGTTTGCCAGAAAATGAAGCAGAAGCAATGAAACTTGCAGCAATGATGGGTGAGCCTATTGCACTTGGTGATGGTGGCAATAATGCTGCAGATGCACTGGGCGGACTAATAGGTGATGATGAATTGTTTGATGACCTAGGTGTTGCAGGTGACAAAGATCCAGAAGGTGATGCTCGTGGCATTATTATTGGTTGGATGATGGAACATGTTGATGATTACGGCGCAACGTATAAAGAAACAATGCAAATGGCATTGGACAAGATCCGTGCAGATGGTAATGACAGTGGTATTACTATTCCAAGAACATTTGGTGCGCAACAGGACCGCGCTTACAACACAAGTAGTACACAAGGCGAGCGTATGGGCAGTAATGCAGACGACATGAAGGAAGACACAGTGTCTGAAGACCGTGAAGTAATGGTTAAAGTAACAAATATTGAATATGATGGACCAACACTTGATAAACTTCCAACAGATAAAACTGTAAAAGTAATGGTGCCTGCTGGTGCCGATGATGAAGAGGTATATGATATGGTTGCAGATAAACTTGAAGATCAACATGGTACTAAAGTAAGTGGCTTTGATATGAAGTTTGGCGAAAGCATTGAAGAAAGCATGTGTTCACTAAAGTGTAAGTATTGCAGTGATATGCTAGGACACCCTACTACAGATTGTGAGTATGACAGTATGGATCCAAAAGGCGACAATTGGTACATGGTAGACATTGACAGAGATGGTGATGCAGATGTTGCTATTAGTAAAACATCAATGCGTCACGATCACGGACATCATGCAGCAATGCACGACGATGTCCAAGAAGGCAAGATGAGCGATCTACACCAGCACATTGGTGAAATGATTGCAGACGGCGCTAGTAATGAAGAAATTAAAAAGATGCATCCAATGGTAAAAGACAGCGATATTGATAGTATCCGCAGAGAAATGGACGAGTCAGTTGTACAAACAGATGAAGCATCAGACATGATTGCAAAGATGAAGGCAATGGCAGGCGTAGGGTCAAATGTTAAATCAAACCATGGCATCCGTGAAGGCGAAGCAGGCTATCAAATCACACCACGCAGTATTGTTGCACGTGAAATGCGCAAACTGCAAGACATAGCAAACAAATAAACAGTTCAAAGGGAAGAAAACAGGGTCCGACGGACCCTGTTTTTTTGACACACATGCATGAATGTGTTATAATACATTATGAATTTTCAAGATATATTTTGCAGCAGTCCATGGATACACATGAGGATTACCAATCAAGGTAATCTTGTTTTCTGCAGAGCTGCAGGATCAACCACACAAACCGATTATAATATCAGCAACACTGACATTGTAGAATATTTTCAAAATCATATGAGTGAATTTAGACAACAATTGTTGCTAGGACAACCGCTCAAACAGTGTCATAGATGTTATCAAATGGATAAACACGGAAAAGTTAGTCTTAGAAAAAAACAACTTGCTAAGGTTGGAGTCGTTCCACAGCACTTTGAGAAAACACTAGTAAGCAGTACTTTTGCAGATGAATTTGACTATAGTTTACATAACAAAGGACACACAACACTTTTGCCTGTTGATTGGCAAATTGATCTAGGAAACTATTGCAACAGTGCTTGTATTTTTTGTACACCTTATGATAGTTCGAGACTTGCTAAAGAGTTATACAATCTTGGATTTATAACTGAGCAGCCAGCAAAAAGTTGGACCAGCGATCCAGAGCTTGTTGACAAATTTATACAGGTGTTGGAATCTGTGCCATCTTTGGAATATCTACATTTCATCGGCGGTGAGCCCACAATCAATCCAGCCTTTAAACGCATATTGGATAGACTACACGCAATTGGCAAGACAGAACCTATTGTGGGTTTTACAACCAATCTTACTGTGTATGATGATGCTTTAATAAGCAAACTTGCTAAATTCAAAAATGTACACGTTGGTATAAGCATCGAAACATTACACAGAGTAAATGATTATTTGCGTTATCCAGTTGACACAAAGCAAGCAATACGCCAGTTAGATCGATGGATACAAACTGCATCTCAATACAATTGGAGTTTACAGATAAGAACAACTCCTACGCTTTTTAGTATCAATTATTTAGATGAGTTATACGAGTATGCTTACCAAAATAATGTAACCATAGAGGCCTGTAATTTTATAGAAGACCCAGCATTTATGCGTCCAAGTGTGTTGCCAAAATCATATAGACTTGAAGCAGCACAAAAATTACAAAATTGGATCAATATGTACAATGACGATATCCAAGATGATGTATTGAATGTAAGAGATCCTAATCAGACTAGGTCATATTTACTTCAAGACGCCCAAAGTTATGTACACTATCTACAAAACGAATTAGATGAAACACACCGGTTGCCGGATTTGATAAACTACATTAAAGAATTAGAATCTGTTAGGAACAACTGTATTTTAGATTATTTGCCAGAATATGAAAACTTTTTACGATCTGCAGGATATTAAAACTGATATCACTGTAATTATTAAACTAAGTCCAATTTGTGACAACGGTAATCCTTTGACTAAAGTTTGTGTAAACAATCGCGTACTGCACAACGATATTTTGTCAAATAAAATAGCAGTAACCGATACAATCAATATCCACAGTCCTGTACATATCAGTGTAACATTGTCAGACAAAATATATAGCAGTGAATTAGAAACTGCATTGATCATAGACAGTATATCCTGTGATGACATAGAACTAATACCAAAGTGCTTGCACACTGTTGTTTACAACAATGATCACAACCAGTCTGGCACTACAAATTATTTAGGATACAACGGAACTTGGTCATTGGATATACCCATACCGTTTTATCACTGGTATCATCAACTATCTGGTCACGGATTGTTAATTTACCCAAATACAAAAAAACCACAAAATCACACTAAAAGATATTGACCTGCTAAATACATTATCATATACTGTTATCAGTATGCGATTTAGGCACATACTAAAACTTAAACATAGGCTAATAATAGGCACATAGGAGAAAACACAATGGCATCTTTAGCAGAAATCCGTGCAAAACTTAAAGCACAAGAAACACGTTCAGAACGTAGCGGCGGCGACAACGCAATTTTCCCACATTGGAATATCCCAGAAGGCAGCACTTCAGTAGTGCGGTTCTTACCTGATGGTGATCCTAACAACACATTCTTTTGGGCAGAAAGACTTATGATTCGTTTGCCGTTCAATGGCGTCAAAGGCGACATGAACAGCAAGCCTGTTGTGGTGCAGGTCCCATGTGTAGAAATGTGGAATGAGACCTGTCCAATCTTGACTGAAGTTCGCACCTGGTTTAAAGATAGTTCACTAGAAGAAATGGGTCGCAAGTATTGGAAAAAGCGTAGTTATATTTTCCAAGGCTTTGTGAATGAAAACTCACTTCAAGAAGATAACACACCTGAGAATCCAATTCGCAGATTTGTTATTTCACCAAGCATCTTTACACTGATCAAAGATGCACTGATGGATCCAGACATCCAAGAACTCCCTACTGATTATGATGCAGGACTGGATTTCCGTATCACTAAAACAACCAAAGGTCAATATGCTGACTACAGCACATCAAAGTGGGCTCGCAAAGAAAGTGCGCTCTCTGAAGTACAACGTGCGGCTATTGAAACACATGGTTTACACACCTTGTCAGACTACTTGCCCAAGCGTCCAACTGAAGTTGAGATCAATGTTCTCAAAGAGATGTTTGAAGCAAGTGTGGATGGACAAGCATACGACGTTGAGCGTTTTGGACAATACTATCGTCCATATGGTGTAGATGCTCCTGCAGGTACAGTACAGTCCCCGGCTGCTCCTGCTCCAGCAGCACCTACTCCAACACCAACCACAGAAGCAGCACCTGCAGCAACAGTTCCATTTGAGACAGCACCTGCAGCACCTGCTCCTACAGCAGAACCAACTCCTGCACCGGTACCAACTCCAGCAGTGGAAGAAGGTAGTAAAAGTGCAGAAGACATTCTAGCAATGATCAGAAGTCGTCAATCTTCATAAGGTATCTGCAGAGGGCGGCCTAAGTGTCGCCCTCCATTCTCTCAACAAAGGAAGGTAATCACATGGCAAAACCGTTTGACGTAAGTAAATTTAGAAAAGACATAACAAAAAGCATTGATGGACTAAGCATTGGCTTTCATGATCCCACAGACTGGGTCAGCACAGGCAGTTATGCACTTAACTGGCTCATAAGTGGTGACTTTTACAAAGGCGTGCCTATGGGCAAAGTCACAGTGTTTGCTGGTGAATCTGGTGCAGGTAAAAGTTATTTTGCAAGTGGAAACATTATTAAAGCAGCACAAGATCAAGGCATCTTTGTTGTAGTAATTGACAGTGAGAACGCACTGGATGAAAGTTGGCTGAAAGCACTGGGTGTGGACACAGACGAAAGCAAACTGCTTAAACTAAGCATGAGCATGATTGATGATGTTGCTAAAACATTCAGCACATTTATGGCAGACTACAAAGCAATGGCAGAAGAAGAACGTCCAAAGGTACTGTTTGTACTTGATAGTTTGGGCATGATGATGACACCCACAGATGTTGACCAGTTTAACAAGGGTGACATGAAAGGCGACATGGGTCGTAAGCCCAAAGCACTGACTAGTCTTGTGCGCAATACAGTTAACATGATTGGCAGTTACAATGTGGGCATGGTGTGTACCAACCACACATATGCAAGTCAGGACATGTTTGATCCAGATGACAAGATCAGTGGTGGACAGGGCTTTATCTATGCCAGTAGTATTGTTATTGCAATGCGTAAACTAAAACTCAAAGAAGATGAAGCAGGCAACAAAGTAAGTGATGTGCGTGGTATTCGTGCTGCATGTAAAGTTATGAAAACACGTTATGCAAAACCATTTGAAGCAGTGCAGGTTAAGATTCCATATGAAACAGGCATGGATCCATACAGTGGACTTATAGACTTGTTTGAGAAACAAGAATTACTTGTAAAACAAGGCAACAGACTCAAGTATATCACAGCCGCGGGCGAAGAAATGATTGAGTTTCGCAAGCAATGGACTGGTGAAAAACTTGAAGTTATTATGAAAGATATCTCTGAAGGAAAGGTAAATACCGAGCCAACAGCAGAACTAGAGTCAGAAGAGATTGTAGAAGCAGCAGTTGAAGCAGACAACGGAGAAGAATAATAATGGAAGAAAAAGACTTGATTGTCGAGTCTTGGCAAGTTCTTTCTCAGTACATCAAAGATAAACAACAGGCTGCTGATCACTACATCAACAGCCTGATTGACTTGGGTGTTGACGAGCAAGACTTACTAGCACTAGTAGATAACAAATATCTTAAAAATTCCCTAGAAGATCAAGGCATCTTAGAAGATGAATATGAGGAAGAATTTGACTGGGAAGATTAAATTTCCAATTGACACACCCACAGCCTGCAGATGGAAATGGGCCTGGAG